AATATAGGGAGCATTGGCGTTCATTATTGCCTGCTGACGGACCTTACCTTCGATCTGGGATAAAACTGGTTTCATAGCCGACATCTTATATAGTCTGCGTTCTTCTTGCTCGTCCCAAACTTCTCGGGCTTTCATCATGGTATCCTACTCTTATTAATGAAACAGTTTAGTATTTTGGCATTAAGTGGTGGAGGTACTAAGGGCTTGTTACATCTAGGGGCCTTACAAGAATTAGAAAATAGACTGGGTAATTTAACTAAACTTTTTAATAAGGGAATATACGGGTGTTCTATTGGTTCTGTTATTGCAACCGCGATAGCCTTTGGTGTTAATACTACCGATATTTCTTCATCAACAGAGCTACTGAATTTCAATTTTATTTACAGTGGATTAAATCTGGAATCGTTACGAAAATCTGTAGCAAGGAAGGGAGTCTTTGAAATGGATACCTTCGACGATACTATCATACACTGTTTCAATAAGTGGTCTATCGATATTAAGAATAAAAAGTTATCTGATTCCTTGATTCCATTGAATATAGTTTCATCAAATATGACCAAGGGTGTTCCAACAATCTTTAAGGGTGATATTTCAGTTCTTACGGCTCTTCGCGCATCGTGTTGTATTCCTGGACTATTTAGGCCCCAGGTTATCAACGATAGTGTGTATATTGACGGGGGATACTTTACAACTATTTTGATGAAAATAATTCCACGAGAACTTACGAACGAGACATTGGCGATTGATATCATTCATACTAATCCTAGAATAACACCAGAGAATCTGGAAACGATGTCAGTGACGGAGTATTTATATAAGTTTTACAAGCTGTCTTGTCTTTATGAGGTTGGACAGTATAGTCATCCCAATATTGTGAATGTTTATCACAGTAGTGGTTCTGGGTTCAGTGATCCAAAGGAATCAGAAAAGGCTGATATGATAGCATCAGGTCGTTCATTTATGAGGAGCTTTCTTTCCAAGCGCGGTCTCTAAGAAATAATCGAAGGTCAGGAGGTCAGGAGGTCCTATTAACACATAGACCTTATCGGATGTTTCTAGCTTAAAGGTGGGATATGCAGATACGTGATAAAGAGTTGCCTTTCCAACGTCTGCTTCGGCGTTAATTTCTTCAAAGACAACTTCTTTTCCTCCGTAGGTCATTGGTCTATTACGTAAGGATTGCTTGAATGAGTTCCAATGGGGTCTTGCCTTATGTGACCACGGACACCAGTTTGTATAGAAGAACATGAATCTAGCTTGGTTTGAGTCTAGTCCATTATTCCCAAGAGGAGGGTCTTCAACAATCCACTTGCTACCTGGATAATAACCTTGATATAGTCTCCATATTGCTACGAATGAAACAAAGGTTATTATTACAATAGTTGGAACAAGCAAATACTCACGCATCCTTACGAAAAGACGGGTATAAAAGTTTTGCATCTTTCTGTTCCTGTGCGAACCAATCGCGATACGCCTGTTCGGGACCTATTCCTCTCTTAATCTGAGACCACGCTATTTCATAGGTTTGTCTTTCGGGCTCGTAGGGTTTGCAGCTAACACGGAACCACTTCCCTTGAAAGCGAATCGCCACAGATCTTGGCAGCACGTTGTTGGTTTTGAGAGTTGATTCCATTCCTTAAATGTATAAGAGTTGCCCATAGATAAATTACAATTGCGACAGATTGGAAAGAGATTTTCTAGAATAGTTTCACCACCCTTTGATTCTGGAATATCGTGGCCACAATCAAAGTTGAATACTGTCATGATATTAGTGCACCAGTTTGTATAGCATTTGTGTTCGAATTTTTTTCCACAGTGCTTGAGCCACACCTGTTCTCGGAGAGCCTTTCGGATGTGTTCCTTTACCATTATCTATTTGTGCTTATAACATGTAAAATGGAATCGGAAGATGGCGAGAATACAAATAAAAAGATGGACGAGGCTAATGCTCGCTATCTGCGTCTTCACGCTATCGTAGAAGACATCAAGAGTGGTTCTATTACACGAACTGCCGATTGGTATGCCGACCAAGACCAACTCTTGAACATTTACGACAGTCATTTTGGAGACTTTACTGGAATTCATCCTGAAATTGAAGACCCGATATTTAGAGAAAACTGTCAGGTCTTGAATGATTTAATTGTTAAGTTACTCAGGGAGTATGTTCAGTATCGTTGGTTTAATCTGTATGATTACTTGAAGTTTAACCAGACTCTTATCGTAGTTGTTGACTATGTATTTGCTATCACAGATACGGAAGACGAACTCGGAGCTATCTTTAATGGTATGACTGTTTAGGCAGGAAATCCAACAAGGCCGGCACCAATACCGAATCCAGCACCTGTGCGCGCAGAGGCTCCCACCGAGGGAGCATATACGTCAAGGATGGCGAAGGTGGCCATAGCTGTAAGAGAAATCATGCCAATTTCATTAATTTTTAGCTTCCCCGAAAAGAAATAGGCAGCAATCGCAACGGCAACACCTTCGAGCGCATATTTAATAAGACGAGTAACAATATCTCCCATATCAGGCATCATCGACTTAGGGACCTCTGCCTTGGATTCCATTTGTTTTATATTCTACTGACGAAGAAATAATGAGAATCACCTACCATAGTTCAATAGATCCCGATGTTATAGAAAGATACAAGCTACGAAACACCGACGAACGTCAGTTTGATTTCTACATAATGTGTTACCTCAATTCTCCAGATGGTTGGTCGCAAGATGGATACTCCTTCGAACAGACCGAACACGGAAAGATTCATATCAGATTAAGCTCAACAAAGACCATCAATGATAAATGTGGTTTCAGTGGAAAGAAGTTATCATGTGCTATACTCGGTGGAACAGAGATGTATTTGAATGCAGAGCGGTGGTTCCATGGCTCAAAGATGAGTAAACTTAATTTAGAAGATTATAGGCAGTATATGGTTTCTCATGAAATGGGCCATATCTTAGGTAAGGATCATGTCCCGTGTCCTGGGAAGGGTAAGAAGGCGCCAATAATGCTTCAACATACCATAGGAATCGGAGAATGTATTCCCAACACAGATGTAAAGGGATGATATTACAGTCAGAAAATCTTTTGACGGTGTTGGGTGTAATACTTCTTTCAGTTGCATATGCCTATAACATGTTCTATGTTTTCCATAAAGAGAGAGGTTCTATAATTACTGACACAATTGTTCCACTGGGATTAAATCTATTTATTTCGTTATTTATATCCTTTGGTCTTCTTATTCAACCACTGATTGACAGTAAGGTTAAGCTATTATTTATGGTTTGTTTGGTTGCTATGGTATATGCTGAAATATACTACGTATCTGCTAAACCTACGGGGACTGTAGGGGTTCCTATTGCTTATCTTGTGTTATCTTTTGGAGCATTTATCAAGCTTTATTTGTTGATTGCTCTTCATTGTGGAGTATCTTCTGAGTTATCAAAGACAGTTCTGACTATTATGCAAGGAACATCATCGGCAAAAGTTCAACCTCGTGCCGAACCTAGAGCCGAACCTAGAGCCGAACCTCGTGCTGAACCTAGAGCAGAAGATAGGTCGAGTGATTATGGAAATCTTAACCAAAAGTTGGTGAATGAACTTAAGGTAGATACTTCGAAGAGCAGAGAACAAAAACTTATTGAACTGAACAAACTCAGAGCTCAATATGATAGATCTGCATTAACACTCGAGGAAATGGCCGAAAAATATAAATTCGGAGGGCGTTCAAAATGAGTTTTAAGACATCTTACTCTTTAACAATAAATGCCAGTTGAAACGTTCCCCAAGGTAGAAGATGGTCAGATTGTAGATTATCTCGAAGAGGACACTGAAATTCCCACGCAGCGCTATGCCATTATGTCTTTTCTTTCACCTGAGAAGGTTATTAAGCAGAAGGAAATCTTTTACTACGAGCGTTTTCTTACGTGGATGGACTATGACTGGAAGATTACGGGTATGGAGGGTTTTATGGCGTTCCTTGGTAAGAAGTATACTCTGAAGGTTGAGGACCTTATGAATGACATGAATGAGTTTCGTAAGGTTCACAATGCGGAGATTGCGAAGACAGATGTTCAGGATAAGTATCTAACCTTTCTTATGAAGAATGAGAAGGACCTTGAGACTGAGTTTACGGAGAAGAATGAGTTCCGGACAAATGTTCGTGGAGTGAAGGTTCGCCGTGTCTTTGCCAATCTTGAGGAGGCTCAGATGTTTACTAAGGTTCTTCAGCGCAGATATCCTCGTGATAATCTTTACATTGGGAAGGTTGGATGCTGGCTCCCATGGGATCCTTCTGAGAATGTCATGCCGGAGGTTGAGTATGCTGAGAAGGAGCTCAATGAGATGATGCGGAAATACAAGGAAAACGAGGTCAATAAGGACATCTTTTTCGAGGAGCGCAAGGCTGAGAAGATTGAGGACCAGAAGAAGGAGAACGAAAAGCGTCGTCAGGCTATTCTTGCCGAAAAGGCTGCTGCAGAGAAGTCAATCATGGATGCTCCTCCTGTTCACCCAACGGAAGGAGCCATTCGGGATTAGTTACCCTTCTTAACCCATACCTGAGGACCCTTCTTCTGCACCTTAGAAGGGTCAAAGTCATCGCCAGCTAACATTGTAGAACTGAATTGGGGGTTATTTACCCAAAGTGAGTCATCACATAGCCGAAAACTCGGGTGGTCTGATGCCTTATACCAAAACACTTGGTCTTCTAGTTTATTTGATTGAACACCGTTAGCAATAACTAGACATTCGTAGTTTTCTGTGCATTGGTCCATAAATTGACAGAACATTTCAAAGGTCGGAAACATACCGGCATAGTTATCGTAGATTCTCTTTCTGTTTGTGATGTTATTTTCGCGCAGAATAAATACGAAATCTATATTTGTTCGGAGATTTGGCGTAATACCTAGTGGATACTGCATTGTAATCATTGTAACCATATCAATGTGTCGTCCATTCATGAAAATATATCTGGTTGATTCTTCATTGATCCAAGACTTATCGTATAGACAGTCGTCTAGAATTAAGAAGGCACGAGGATCTGCGTTTGAATGACCACCGTGTGACTTTTTTTCATGATTTCGTGATTGCTTGACAACGAGCTGGCGCTTGATAGCGTTCATAACAATCTCTGGACGATACTTGTCGTGTATTAGCTTTGACGGCACCATTTCTTGAAAGAAAGGATTAGCAACCTCTGTTCCTGAAATAACAGTTCCTACCGGAAAACAAGTGCGAGTATTCGCTAGGATATCTCTAACTAAGAAAGACTTACCAGTATCCTTTTTTCCTATTAAAACAATCATTGGAGATTTACGTGAGTCAATCTCGCATCTGTCAACAATGGTCTGGATATTAAACTTTCGGATTTGAAAGTTCATCGCGTGAAGATTCCTATATTGGTTTAGGACAAGTTTATAATTATAATGCAGAAGCGTAAATCCGAACTCCGGACAAATCCACTCTCACTTAGTGTAGCAAAACTTCCTGTTAGAAAGGATATTCTCGGTGTAACTCGGTTACAGCCGTTTTTTCCTCCGCTTGAATGTCTTTTTAAGACCAGCTCAGTTGACAATGTAAGAGAGTATGGAATAAAATTGAATGAATCAATTGTCTCAATAACAGAAGAAACAGCTGCTCTTTCAAGTGGACGCAGTGTTCCGTTCCATGCCAAGATTACCATGCTTGTCAGCCCATACAAGTGGATGAAGGGTGAATTTGGAACGATTGGACTTCCTATGTTATCTGAAAGTGCCAATGAGATGCACTCAAAACTTCAGAGTCATAATACCGCAGGATATGTTGGTTCCATTCTTTCAGTTGCTCTTTCTCAGTCAGGGTGCCAACACTTTCCTTCAGTCTTTGGGGTCTTTACTGGAACATCTACTGAACATACGATAGATATTTCAGATGATTATGAAGATCTTTCTGAAAGACAATGGTTTTCGAATAATCTTGGAAAAACCTTTGAACTAAAACTTGACGAACAGGTAGGGAACGCAATAGCATATTCTCGTAGCGCTCGTATACCGCTTGACTTAGGAGAAGAAGTAACATTGGATGAGGTTAGCGTTCTTGAACCTGGTTTAGGAGAGGGTGCTGAACTTCCTGAACTAACTAGAGTGTTTAACGAAGAAGAGCAAGAAGAAGAAAGTGATTCATCATCTTCTGTGTCAACGTCATACATCTTTCAAATTGAGTCGATGCCATCTTCTTACGCAGAATCTGATTGTTCAGAGGATGATGATGATGAACCCTTTGCATGGGCAACCTTTAGACAGGTTCCGGTTCAAATGACTCTTATGGAAAAACTAGACGGAACCTTCTATGACCTCCTGAAGCTAGAATCATCACCTGAAAAGCATTTTGCTTGGCTTGCGCAAATTGTATTTGCTCTTGCATATGCTCAGCGGAACTTTGCCTTCACTCACAATGATCTTCATGGAAATAATATCATGTATACGCCAACGACAAAGGAGTTTTTTTACTACTTTCATGCCGGACAGTCTTACGCTGTTCCAACTTATGGATATCTACTGAAGATCATCGACTTTGACCGTGGGATTGGTTCAATCAAACTTCCTGGAATGAAAGAGGCTAGAACCTTTATGAGCGATCAGTTTAGCCCAGATGAAGAAGCAGGCGGACAGTATAACTGCGAACCCTTCTTTACAAAATCTCATTCGCAAATTAAGCCAAATCCTTCGTTTGATTTAGTAAGACTCGCAACCTCTCTATTTTGGGATTTATTTCCTGAAGGACCTAAGTTTGATGCCTATCTTGAACAACCCCTATTCAAGCTATTTGTAAGATGGATGACGCTGGAAGATGGAACATCTGTTCTATTCTTCAAGAATAACCCTAAGGTTGATAGATATCTAGGTTTCTCGCTTTATAAGGCTATTGCTCGTTATTGTAAGGATGCCATTCCTCGTAAGGAACTATCTGAATTTAGCCGCTTTCACGGTGAAATTCCCCCTGGACAGACCTCGTTAGTTATTGATATTTAGTGCTGGCTTTTTTGAAAACAATGACTTCGTAGATGTAAACAGTCTAAATAGGCCAAAGAATAAGCCGAAGGAAGATGCTGTTATAAAAAACCATGCGCTACGATGCTGTACTTGGTAATAAATGATATATGAGTTTATCGCTATGCTCACGAGACAGAAGATTACTAACACTAAATAGAACCACTGCATTTATATTAGAAGTTAGGAGTTCCTACAAAGATTTCTTGTGCTGTTTCTACAACCGGCACAACAACTTTGGCAACCTCGGCGACCTCTGGAACTAAAACAGAGTATGATATTCCACCAGCAACGACGGCGCCGACTCCACAAATCTTAGCAGCTGTTAGCCATTCTATGGGTTCCTTATTCATACGGCGATCGATGGCATACAGAATAAAGCAAATTAATGCTATAGCTCCAGCAATGTATAGCGGTGTCATTTGTTGCCTCGCATCGGTAATCTTTATAAATTTAGAACGAGCGTATCTGCGACTCGATGCTTAGACCACACGATGTATGCTATAAATAGACCAAAGAAATTCTTAGCAAATATGTCTAAGATGTTGTAAGCGGTATTTTTAATGGTATAACTTGTAACTGCAAACATCCCATAGAGAGACCAGAAAAAGACAAACCAGTAAAAAACAAAGGTCTTCAATAAATCCGGAGGCAGAAACGTATCCTTGATATGCTTAAAATTTAGAGCAAATGGAATAAACCCTAGTGCAGTAGAGGTATATGGGCTCAGATAACCGAATTCTCCTATTAGACCACAGAATAACATTGCCGCATTCAAGAAAACAATTTTTATCATGGAATCCTTATTATCCGATAAAAATTCATGTAGTCTAGTTGTCTTAGTGCCGTCGTGGCTTAAAAAGGCAGATAATGTAATCAACATTAGAGGTGTAGTAATTGACCAGTCTATGTAGCGAAAGGGAGTAATATTTTGTGCTGTTTTCTTGAAGAAGAAGAACAGCCATATATAAAACATAAACTCAATAATCTGAACAAAGAATTCAACCTTTATTAGGTCTTTTAAGAGTTCATTTTTTATATCTACTTCTATATTTATTGCGAAATAATCAATTATTCCAACAATAGCCTGAATAGCTAAAGAGCTTACACCGCTGATGTATATCATCTTATACTTAATTAATTTATAAATTTAGAACCAGCGTATCATTTCCAACACGTGAATCTATCTCCGCGAGTGGGTCTACTTCCTTTTCTTCTTCTTTTTCTGGCTCCTTTTCTTCGATATCTAGATTGTGAACGCCAATGTCAATATCTTCCTGTTTTTCCGAAAATGTTAGTGTCGTCTGTCGTTCCTCTTCATCAGACTCCGACTCGTCTGGAACATCTTCAAAGATAACAGATTTCGAAGCAGGGGGTGGCGCAGGCTTCTCTTCTGCAGGTGGCTCAGTAAAGTATGACTTGGCAATGACCTCCCAAGGTAGAAAGAAACGAACAACATCATCTAGAGTCTTATAGATAATTTCTTCGATTTCACGACGATTCTTCGCCTGTTGTTCAGAAGGAAGCTGGGTCTTAAAAAGATAGGCAGATTGCCAAAGTTTGCGCGCAGACTGCTTGTAAAATTCATGAATAAATTTGGTTACGTTTGGGCGTTCAAATTCAACCTTTACCTGTGAAGATGAACCACGATAATGAAGAGCAGCAAATGACTTCATGTAAGAGAGAAAAACGCCCATGAGAAGATCATCCATATAGGCACACTTAGATACCTTAAGGATGCGCTCTACTTCTTCGGAAACAGTTGTGTCTGACCAATCGGGAATCTTGGTTATCATATTCTGAAAGGTTCGGAGAACCTCTCCTGGTTGTTTGTTGCGTTCACAGAGCTGTTGGGCGTTATCAAGAACGCTCCAGAATCCTTCTGCGAGGCGAGGAATAAGAAGGGAGGAAAGGTGCTCTCGAAGTTGAACCTTGGCTACCTCAGTATCGTTCATTTGTAAGGTTATCTCAAAAAGAGAATTTGAATAAAAACGGATTTGTATACAATAAATTTAGAGTCTATTCTACACACTCTTCAAGCATGAGGCATGCAGATGAACCTGACACGGCTCTCGACGCTCTCATGGGAGATAGTGATAGTGAAGCTGAATCCTAAAAACGGATTCTTCACTTTTTAAATATATATTTTTCACAGCAGCATGGCCACCGTCCAGCAGATTCAGACCTTCAAGAAGAATGTCAACGACC